TTACCGTTCACCGGTGCGGAATACGAACCGGATCTGGTTTGCATTGATGACAGCGTGGTCGATGAGTACGCTCCATTGTGCGGGGTGAAACTCGCTCACAGGTCCCCCTGCCAGATCATTCAGGGTTGTAGTCACGGCCGCATGTTTGGCTGTCTTTGCTGTGATGTCGGCTTCGAGGCTTGTTTTACGTGCAAGCGTCTTACGGTAGGCCGCATCTAGCTCGGTGTACTTGTTTTGGTAGGCGTCTTGGTCGAGCGCACACCGCTGGTTTTCCGCAATCAGTGCTTCGATCTGCTCAGTGAGTTCCACGATTTTTGTTTGGCAGGCGGCGGCTTGTTCTTCCATACGGCTCGTATCAAACATGGAGTCAAAGATTTGCAGTAGGTGGCTTTGCCGTGGCTGGCGGGCGATCAGTTGGTTGAGTGCTTGGACGAAAGCGTTCTTGATATCTTCGTCCTTCATAGTCGCGCTGCTGCAGGGATGTTCGCCTGCGTATTTGTGGTTGCATTGCCAAAACTGTGTACTTATATTTCGTGTTCGACGCCCACGTCTTACGCCCATACCATGCACCACACTGCGCACACTTGAGCCGGGTGGAGAACAAGCCGACCTTCGCTGAGGATATGTTGCCATGCCTGGTGGCGAGTTCGTATTGCACCTGATCCCAGATACGCGGAGCAATAATCGGCTCATGATTACCCGACACATAGTATTGGGGCACTTCACCCTCGTTGACTTTCATACGTTTGGTTAAGAAATCGGTGGTAAACGTCTTTTTAAGCAGGGCATCGCCTTTGTATTTTTCATTCGACAGGATGGAGCGCACTGTCGACGTTGACCACACTTCTTTCCCACGCGGGGGGTTGCGTCCGCCGCTGGTGCTTTTAGGGCTGGCTCGGTCAGGATGTCTCGGCGTGTGCCTCGTTGTAGGGCTTCGGCGATCGCGCCACGATAATCCGCCAAATCGGCAGGGACAGTGAGAAGTTCGACCTCGTCCTCGGTCAACTCTGGGCGCTTGTTGTCTGGGAGGCGGTGGTTGTGGATCTGGACTGACTGGTTGGCCAGCAGCGTGATAAGCCAAATCACCTCACCCAGGGTCTTGCCCAGATCGTCGGAGGTTTCGAGCGCGTTGCCGAGGTGTTCGAGCCCGCCGTAACGCTCAGCAATCAGCCGCGTGGCTTTCTCGTAGGCCTCACCACCGATCGACACGGTGGCGGAACGACCTGAGTCAACAACAGAGTCAGTGCTCTTCTTGGTTGTCATGTTTCATGCTCCTTAGTCTTCGGATGTAGCGGCAGGTTCGTAAACCTGTGCATACCAATTAGTGATCGTCTCGGGCTTGACGCCGGTCGCGCTTTCGGTGACTTCGGCCTTCCACGGATGCCACCCCTTACTATCGGGCTTGTTACGGCGCAAAATCGTGCCCTCAACCGAAGACGTCGAGAACGTAATCGAGTCGGCTTTAGTTGCCAGCGTTTCGGTTGGGAGAGCGAGCTTGACCCGGTAGAGCCAGAAATACTGATACTTCCCATTGGAGCGTGCGGCGCGGAAACCGATCGCCACGGGAGCCCCGCCGTCCTCGGAGGCGAAGATGAGCACCCCGTTGGCATCCAAGGTCGCACCCGTCAGCGCGGCTGCCGCTTCGCCGCCGAGGGTGAGAGTGCCGGACTTGAATTCCTTGACAATCTCGGAAGGGCCGTCATCGGCATACAGGATTGCCTCGGCGACCTCAATGCTTAGTTCTGCGCTGATGGCTTTGGCTAAGGGTTTGGGTTTGGCGTAGGTTTCCTCACCCGTATCAGGGTTTTCGGTGATGGTGGCGTAGTAGAGCTTGTCTAAACCGATTGTTGCCATGTTGGGTGTTCCTTTCGTGGAGTGTGGATGATAGTTATAATAAAATCGATAGAATGGACGTGTTCCATTGACGTAACCCGTAGAGCAGTGAGTGCTATGGCTGATAACACCCCGACAATTGAACAGTTCCGTCCCGCAGTTTTAACGGTGCTTCGCGACGGGCAGTTACGCCCCGTTGGTGAAGTGCGTGAACTAGTTGCCAATCATTTGAATCTCACTGACGATGTCCGAGCTGAACGGGTCGCAACGGGTCAACTGCGATATGTTAATCGCATTCATTGGGCATGCTCTGGTCTCACGCAAGCCGGATTGCTGGACCGACCCAAGCGCGGTCACTACCAGATCACAGACAATGGTCGTGCAGTCGAAACTCGTGGTTTAAGCGTGTATAGCGAGAAGGATATGCTCGAGTGGCCTGATTGGCAGGCTTATCAAGACGAGATCGCTGCGCGGAAAAACGCCGACACTCCACAAGAGTCTGTCGAAGTTATCAGTGACGAAAAGCAAAGCCCCGTCGAGCTCATGGCCCACACCGAACAATCATTTAATTACAAGGTAGAAACGGACCTACGTAAACGTCTCCAAGATGCCTCACCAGAGTTCTTTGAAAAGGCTGTTATTAAGCTGTTGTGGGCCATGGGTTATGGCGGGACCCAAGGCAAGAAAAAGCATGTTGGGAAATCCGGAGACGGCGGCATCGATGGAATCATTAGCCAAGACGCACTCGGGCTGACCAACGTCTACATTCAGGCCAAACGCTACAAGGACGAAAACAAGGTCAGCGATCCTGACATCCGTAACTTCATCGGTTCCCTCGATGCGCACGGAGCTAACCTTGGAGTCTTCATCACCACCTCGAGCTTCCAACCCAAAGCAGAGCAAACAGCTGCCGGGTACCGTCACGGCCGGATCGTTCTTATCGACGGTAAATACCTCACTCGCTACATGCTCAACTACGGTGTCGCCGTGCAAAAGAAGCAAGAATTCACCTTATTTGAAATCGATGAGGACTTCTTCGACGAAGAAGACGCCTAGAAACTCCCCCAACCCGCGATGTCTATCGTGTAATGATGGAATTCGGTATCTGCCTCGAAACCAACATAAGTACGGCCAGTGATCGTCAGTCCCGTATCAAGCAGGGCACGCGTAATCTGGTTGCGAAGCTCTAGATAGTTGGTCTTCGTGAATAAGGCGAGGCGGACTTCCTCAACCTCTACACTCGGCTGATTGTCAGCGAACACATCCAACACATCAGCCAGTGGTGTCGCTACCAGATACGTCTGCGGCGCGGGCGTGGCCGTGTAGAGACCGACTTCGAACAGCAGCCCGAGCTTGTCAGCGATCATTGTGAGTTGTTCTAGGAGTGCGGTCATGGCCCCACCTGCTCAATCCGCGCCGCCAGCACCGTTTTCATCGCTTCGATCGCACCACGCCGTGTTTGCGAACGTGTGGGTGCAAGGAACGGGCGTGTGGGTTGGTTGGAGCGGCCGTGTTCGAGGACGTTCGCGATCAACGCCTTCGATCTGCCGTCGCGGCGGTTCTCGGCGAAGCCGACCTTAATGTTGTGATCGCCTCGGCTACTCACCTTCACGCTCGATGTGCCCAACGCTGCGAGTAGTTGCCCGGTTGAACGCGAGGGCTGCTTGGTGGCATGTCCGATCGCGCCGGTGAGGTTGGCTCTCATGCAATGCCGAGCTGGTTCTTCAAAAGGTCGTAGATTTACAGGCGACCTTTCTGCGTCCAGTACATGTGGGTGCGGGTCTGACCTTCGCCGTATTCGTGAGTCTTGGACTGGGTGTATCCCTGCTCAGCAAACTTGGCATAGAGGAACCACCGCCCAGATTGGCGGAACTGAATGCCTTCCTCGCGCCGGATCCGGTTGAGCTTCTTCGCGGAGAGTCCGTAGTCCTTCGCTATCGCCGTCGTCGTCAACAACGAATCGGACTGCAGCACGAGGTCGTAGTACGAGACTTTCGGTGCCGCTTCGAGCAAGGCTTGCTCTACGGCGAGGCGCTTGGCTCGCTCGGCCCGCAGAGTGGCGATGGCATGCTCCAAGAATTCATCGTCAGCCAGCAGCTCGTCGTATGCGTACATGCCATGGCGACGAATCGTCGGCAACACCTCATCGAACACCCAGGCTTCGAACTTCTGCGCTGCCGGGAGTTTGGAGGAGATGATGAGGCGATAGAGGTCACCTTCGGTAATGAAGCGAACCTGCTGGATTCCACCAGCGGACTCAAGGGGGTGGTAATTTGCCACCCCCTTGCAGTGCAGCTTCACCGCGTTCGTCGGATCCTGGTAGCCGAGCGCGGTGGCGACATCCTTGCCGCAGAAAAGGATCTGACCATCATTGGTGATAGTGCGGATGGTGCCGAACACGTCGTTGGTGAATGTTTGAATCTGGTTTCCCATGGCGGGGTTCCTTCCCGAGACCCCGTCGAGAAAAAGTCGTGCCGGTCGGCACAAGGAGTTAAGGGCCTCACCCCACTGCCGACGAACCAGAAAGTGTTAAATCACGGGTACTCAATCGCTTCTCGTTCTGGCACGATTGGTGTTGAAGCCCCGGTGGAGCGCTATCTGTTAGAGCAATCTGGCAGGTATTCTCGCCGGGGCATTTACAAATTTCTCGAGTGCTCTGTGTGGAAGAACCATCGTTCTCTTGCTACAGCGGTGCCGACACGGTGGTCTTTTAGACAACATGACCGGTTCCGCTGCCCGCTTCGGTGGGAGCACAGGGTCGGTTCTCGTTTCTTAGCGGTCTTGGATAAGCTTTCTTCTCTGATGGTGGTACTTCGCCGAGTTCTTGATTCTGTCGCTGTTTTCGATGTATAGTGATTACCACTAGTACCGGCTCGCTTGTATCGGTTTCCGAGACAGGTCAGAGCCGGTCTTCATGTTTTTGGAAGCGGGTGGGCTGGTGGTCGATAAACCGTGGGTCAGTATCGATGAGCAGATCAATATCCTCACTCGTCGTGGTCTATTGGATGCCGGTGATTACCGCCGCGAGTTATCTACTGTCGGCTATTACCGGCTTTCGGGATACTCCTACCCGTTGCGTCAGTCAGCTCCCGAAGGCTCACCTCGGCGGCGTTTAGATCGTTTCGTTCCCGGCACACGTATGCATCACGCGGTTGAGCTGTACGAGTTTGACGAACAGCTGCGTCTTGCTGTGTGGCGGGCGCTATGCAAGCTGGAGGTGTGCCTGCGAGTTGACGTGGGGCACGTGCTGGGTGAGATCGATCCGTTCATTCACCTCGACCTCGAACGGATTTGGCCGTCAGGCGCAATGCATCGCCGTGCAGTACTGTTTACGCAGAAGCTAGCCCAAACGCAGTCGCGCTCTACAGAAGATTTCGTCATGCATTACAACCAGACCCACGATGGTCGTTTGCCGGTGTGGGTGGCCACCGAGATCCTCGAATTCGGACAACTCGTGACCCTGTTTTCGTTGGCTCCCTTCGAACAGCGTCGTCGCATTGCTGACAAGTACTTGGCACGTGCCGACGAGTTGGAATCATGGATGCGCACTGCGAATTTCATTCGTAACGTATGCGCCCATCACGCCAGACTATGGAACAAGCGACTCGTCATCCGTCCACTGGTCAAACACCGCCGCAGCGACCAAACGCTATCGGCCGTGACACATTCTTCAGGACGTATGTACACCGCGTTGGTGCTCACCGCATTCCTCTTGCGACGAGGAAATTTCACCGCTGAAATACAGGCCATCAGCGACGTCCTAGACAGTTTCCCCACCGAAATTCCTGGCGTCGATCTAACGCACATAGGTGCCAGCCCCAGCTGGAAACAAGATCCCATCTGGACAATCAACAGCTAATCCTTACGGTAATAGGCGCACTCATACCCATCCGCATCCAACGGCAAACCCTCGGCCCATGCTGGGAGCGTGGACATCAGCTCGCAAGCGTCAGTCACGGTGAAGCCCGAATCTTCGGGTTCGTCGATGACGATCTCGTCGTGCACATGCATCACAATCTGGTGCCCAGCCTTAGCGACGGCGTGCACGCCAGTGACGAGCAGATCACGAGCGATCGCCTGCACGATATTCTCGACAAGTTTGCCGCCGTAGGTTTCGAGCTGTCCCCAACGGCGTGCCGTGGTGGTGCCGGTGTAGGTGATGGAGGTGCCGCCCCAACGGTTCTCACCCAGACGCGGCTGCACATACGCCAACCGCCTACCCGAGGGCAGCTCAATAAACAAGATTCCGGCTTCGACGCTGAATCGCAGATTCCGCAGCCGGATCGACTGACGAGACGCAATCGCGGCGATGACTGCTTCCTCGACGTCTGCCCAGAGCTGAACGATGTGTGGGTTAGCTTGCCGCCATGCGTCCACGATGGGTTTGAGCTCGTGCTCGGCGAGTCCCATGGTGAGTGCTCCCATGCGCTCCAAAGCGCCCGTTGAGCCGCCAAAACCACAAGCCAAAACTGCTAATTTTCCTTTCTGCCGAAGCTCACCATTAACGCCGTGCTTCTCGACTGGGACGCCGAACATACGGCTCGCGGTTTCGCAGTAGAGGTCTTTACCTTCACGGAAGGCTTGAAGGGTGGTGGTTTCTCCTGCGAGCCATGCGATGACACGTGCTTCAATTGCAGAGAAATCAGCAACGATGAACCTGTGCCCAGGTGAAGGGATAAACGCGGTACGGATGAGTTGGCTGAGGGTGTCGGGCACGGACTCGTAGAGCAGCTCAAGTGCGTCGAAGTTGCCTGTTCTGACGAGCGTTCGTGCTTGGTCGAGGTCAGGCAGATAGTTTCTTGGGAGGTTTTGGACTTGGACTAGGCGTCCGGCGAAGCGTCCGGTACGACCCGCTCCATAGAATTGGATGAGTCCGCGTGCCCGATCATCGGATCCGGTGACGTTTTGCATGGCTTGGTATTTCTTGACGCTTGATTTTCGCCAAGTCGCCGCGCAGTTCGAGGACTTCTTTCACATCACCGGTCGCAGTATCGAGAGCGGCATCAACCTCGGCTTTCGCTAGTGATTCGAGTTCGCAGCCGTGACCACGGAGCCATTGTTTGAGCTGGATGGGCGAGTTCGGATTCTCCAACCCAGTCAATGTCTGTGCCCGAGCGAGTGTCGCGTTGCGGTGGTGTTCGTCCACGGCGACAGCGTTGTCCACGAGCGTGTGGTCGAGAAGAATCCCGGCATCGTTGATGGCTTGGTCGAGAGCGTAGGTGTCCCACTCGTCATCGGACATCGGAAATGATGCGAGCCGCTCGTGGATGGCGAGTTCGACTTCGATGTCACGACGGTTGTAATCAATGAAATGTGCCCACCCGGTTGGGTCAGCTGATGGTGGGTTCCTGTGTTTGCCGCCGTTCAGGACTGAGGGTGTGGCGGGTGTACAGAACTGCTTAATCAGCTTGCGTCCGGCGCTGTCTTTCTGCACGTCAAGCTTCAAAACCGTGGCTACTGCATCGAGGCTCATCGGAAGACCAAGGTAGGCCGACCAGATCATCGTGCAGCGCCACTGCCTTGGGTCAAGAAAGCCCTCACCGAGAAGCTCTGGATGATGCGCTCGTAGCCAAGCGGACAGGCAGACTCGTTCGAAGGCGGCGTTATGCGCCCACTTCACGACGAATGGATCTACCAGTGCCGCCAGAACCTCGTCGGGTAGGGTCTCGCCGCTGGCAAGATCCACTATTTCGACCGGGCCGCCGTCGATCGAATAGCCGAATAGGAGCAGCTCGAAGTCTGGGTGCTCGGCATACGGGTAAACGCCCGCCTTGGCGAGCTGAACTGGACTGAAAGTCTCGATATCGCAGAAGAGTGTTCGCATGACGGGGTTCCTTTCACATAGAGGAAAAGTGGAGGGAACCAACAAGATGTGCTGATTCCCTCCACGTGTGGGGATGGTTAGTTCAGGAAGTCGTCATCAGCGGCGAAGGCACCGAAGTCGGGCTCAGCGGAAACTCGGCCACCGCCAAGGCTCTCGCCGTCACGGGTCTTTTGGATATTGCCGAGTCCGCAGGCGATGCCTCGGTTGCCATTCGTGTTAAACGCATAGAAACTGAGGCTGACACGGGCATAGCAGCCGGAATACACCTCGGCACGGTCAAGGATAGGCGCGACGCTCTGATCGACGATCTGCGGCGCTGTCAGGGAGTTCGCGTTGAGGAAGTAGGCACCCTTGTAGGCTTCGTCGTCACGCTCAATATCCCCATCGCGCAGCGGCAACTTGAGGGCGGCCTTGTTAGGGCGCTTGCCACCAAACTTCCCGATACCTGCTTCGATGGCTGCATCCACGGCCTTCTCGATCGCCGCAATCGTGGCAGTATCGGACTTCGGGATAATTAGGGAGACGGAGTACTTCGGTTTGCCTCCCTGGATGGAGTTCGGCTCCCACACATGTGCGTAGGATAGGCGAACTTCGCCGGTCACAATACGAGTTGTGTTAGTCGTTGACATAATCATTCTTCTTTCGACTAGTTACTTGTTTGGTTGAAAATCGGTGGCCGCACTCACCAGGTCAAGCGCTGGCCGTTTATCGGATGCAGGAACCAACGTAGGTTTTCCTGCAGGCTTGGTCACGAGATCACCGAGGACCTCGTTGAAGGCGGGTTTACCCATGAGGCGTTCCATGGCTGTGAGGGTGATGAGCTTGCGATCCCAGATGTCCCTATATCCAGCCGCCTCAGCCGCTGCAGCGACATCAGTTTCGGAGGTGTATTTGCGTATCGACCGTCCGGCTACGAGCTTGAACCCCTCAAAGACCACGCCCTGGTTTACGGCCTTGGAAAGGGCGTAGGCTTCCACGTCCGACGCCCAGGTTTTGAGCTGCGGAATCCTCGTGAGCACGTCGGCAATCTCTGCGTCCGTTAGTTCTTCTGGTGGGGCGAACTCCAACCTGGCGAGCGCAAGATTGGCTTCAGCTCGCGCCCGACACGTGGGTGCAATCTTGCAGAACTGACACCACGAGCCCGGACAAAACTCGCCCTGTCCCGCAGCGGCGAGCTCGGCCTTGGGCTTCACTTCCGTTTCCGCCCACTGCTGGAGTTCGGCGACGGGGATTTCCCAGGTGTCGACGTTCGCCCGGCGCGGTTGGTAGATCGTCACCGCTACGCGCTCGATGTCGTACAGGTCGCCGAAAGTGTGAAGGGCTCCGAGAGCGTAGAGCATCAACTGGGGATTACGCTCAGCCTCAACCAACACACCTTGCCCGTATTTGAGATCAATGATCTGCAAGGTGGGTTCGGCGATGATCACGCAATCCCCGGTGCCGAAACCTCCGGGCACAATGTGGGAGAAGTCCAGGCGCTGCTCGATCAACACCTGCGAATCCCCACAGGTCTCCCGAGCCAGCGAGACGTGCTCCTGGATGAAGGCGACGTAGTCGTCAGTCAAGGTTTCCATCTCGTCATCAATCCAGTCGGATTCCGGTTTGAAGGTCGGCGCGTCGTGGAGTGCACGCCGCAGCTTCCACTCCGCCAGTGCGTGTGCGACGGTGCCCTGTTCGGCCGCCGCCGACGACGAGTCCGGCTCATCAGACTCCAGACGCGCCGAGGGGGTGCAGTTGAGCCACCTGTGAGCACCAGAAGCTGAGAGGAGTGCGTGATCAGACGGTGCCATTAGCAATCTCCTTCGCTCGATCCAGCAGCCAGCCGAACTTCGCCGGATCCACCGCTGCGAGCTTGTCCGCACCAGCCTCGACGATCAGCTCACGAACCTTTGCCGTGTGACCTTGCGCTGAGAGCTCGGAAAGAAAAGCACGTACTTCTTCCAACGTCACCGTCGGTTCAGGTTCAACCTCTGGCTCGTCCGCAAGTAGTTCTGGCTGGGCGTGCGTGGCTGGGGTGGTTTCGAAGGGTTCCTTGATCTGCAGGGCAAGCTCCGAGCGTTCACCAGGCATTCCTGCGTGGTCTTCGAAGCTCTCCTCAACGATCTGCTGAGCCCGCGCAAGCAAATCGGCGAGCGATCGCATCGTCTGGTTTCCATCACGAATGAAGGCGTTAATTTCCGGCATCATCATTTGGATTCACCCGCCTTGAGAGAATCGGCCAGGGCCATGAGGTCGTCATCGGTGTTTTCGGTGATGTCGATCTGCTTGACCGAGTAACCGGGAACGAGAATCATGACTTTGCGTGGGGTACCAAGCAGTAGGCGCATGAGCCGTTCACGCAGCGTCACGTTCTTGGTGGCGACGATTCCGGGGTCGTCAGAGATATGCCGGGCAATATGAAGCTTGAGACTATGTCGAGCCATCGGGCTTACCTTTCTTCCTCATTTGTGGGAGCAGCCCGGTTGGCTTCTCCCTTCACCCCACTGCCGACACCGCTCGAAGTGTTAAATCGGGCCTCCTCAACCGCCTGCCGGATCAGCGGTTTTACCTCTGCCACCAGCTGCGATACCCGAGCACGGGTCAACCCCATATCGCGCGCCACCTGCGCCTGATTGAGCTTGTCGGTTGCAAGCAGACGCGTCATCACCTCACGATGCTGCGAATCCAAACCAGCGATGACGTCACGCATCACCTCGAGATCACAAGCACGCTGAGCACTATCTTCACGCTCGATAACCTGATCCTCGGCGCTCATACCTGGCGAAGCAGGGTCAAGATCGATCTCGAGCATCTGTTCATACGAAAAGGGCTTGTTGTTTGGCAGACGGCATCCAGGTCGAGGAGCGCACCCAGCCCCGCACGTGCATTTCTTTTTACCCTTGCCGCGATCCCCGCGAACCGCCTGATGCGTGGCAGCTTCCTCTGCGTTCCACAACTCGTCCAGGATTTTCTGTGCAGTGCGCTGCTTAACCTGATCGAGCGGAACACCAGTTGTGGCGGCACGCTGCTGGCGGTCGGTAGCGATCATGAGAGTGAACTCGCCAAGGTCGATATCGAAAGTGTCAGTGATGGACTCATTCTTGTTGTTATCTGCTTCGTGCTTGAAGCGGATTGTGATTGTGCGAAAGGTTTTTTGAGCGTCGGAGCGCTTGGACATTGGTTTTCTCCTGTCGGATTGAGATCCGCAGGAGTCCGCCAAGCCGCAGAGACAGCAAAGACGGGCAGGACACGCGCCTCCCTGTGGAGGAATTGCGTGATCCTTGCCCGTCTAGCGGTTCTGCGGATCGAACTTTGTTCTTGTATTTATTCAGTTGTGTGCTTGCGATGTCGCCTGGTTAGGGTGGCTGTCGTGGCTCGTGACGTTCGTGAAGTCTGCCTGTGGCGTCGAACCAAATCCACGATCGATAGCCCTTGTTGACAATTTCGATGTGTTTGTTGTGCAGATCGACTCGGCAGATTGTCTTGCCTGCTGCGTTCTTGATTGTTTCCATAAACTTCCACTCATTTGCTTGTTCGCTAATCGGCTTACACTTTTGTTAAAAAAATAGGCTTCACGCCCTTCCCATCCTTACGAGGCCAGTTCGAGATGTTTGATGCGAAGGGCGGCGGCGGTCGGAGATACGTTGAACAGGTCTGCGAGTTGCGAGACGACTTGACGCTTATTACGGTCAGTCATCTCTCCCCATGGCAGTGGCACAAACTCATGAAATGCCCGTGAAAAGGTCATCTTTGGCATAAGCAGGGCCGCGCCAAGATAGTTAGCCTGAAACTCACCTCGGTTGAACTTCTCAGTCCCTACGTTTTCGGTTTCAGCCGTAAACGGAAGGTAACCACTCTTGTTCGGGCATGACATCGAAGGGTCGCGATAAAAGATTCGTGAGTGCAAAATCAGGTGCGCGCACTCATGTGCGATGGTGAACTGAAATCGACCTTCTGGTGAGCCATCCAGTGCCTGATCGTCAATCACGATGGTTCTTGCAGGGATTTCAACATGAGCGCGAGCCCCACTAGCGCTTGCGACAGGCAGTGTCAGATCTTGAAAGACTGACATTCCGAGCACAGAGTCATCTGCCGATAGTCGCTGGTAGTCAAGTTTGGCGTCGAGCTCGAATTCTGCGAAGTGTTCGATATCGAGCGGTGCCGCTACGGCGAGTAGAGTGCCACCTCGATATCTCGACAGGAGCTTTTCTGCCCGTTCGTCGAGATTTTCTTTGCTGATGTATTTCGGCTCAAGACTCACTACTTGTCGTCCTCACCTTCGATGATATCGAGGATGTCTGCCCATTGTTGCTGACTAAGATTTCGCTCCTTGGCCCGGCGAAGGGCAACTCGTGCCATGTCGGTTTCCATAATATAGCCCGACAAGTCAGTCGATACTTGGTTCTCCCTCGTGAGGGCGGCAAGGTCGTACATCTTTTCGCGTTCTTCGCGGTTGAGGTGAAGTACGTCAGCAATATTCTCCAGTTTCGCGTCAGGGGCAGCCCTGCGCCCTTTTTCAATATCGCTCAAATAGGGTGCAGTGACTCCGATCATGTCGGCGAACCTGCGCATGGTGAGATCTTGGTCTTTCCTATGTTGCTCAAGGAAAGTGCCAAAGGTTTCTGATTCAGCCATGAGAAACAACCTCCTAACGTTGTTAGCAACCAAGCTAACATGCTTTGGAGTGGTGTGCAAGCACGACCCACGGCCGCGTGGGTTTAAACGGCAGTATCCTCGTCGCGACGATTGAGGCGCTCATGGATAAGCGGCAGTAAGATTGCATCCACGTCACCTCTGAACACAGGGTCGGAGAGGTACTTCATGGCGAATTCTTGGTTCTGCGTCATCCGTGAGAGCATCACGTCGGGCATCTTCTCGTCATAGATGATCTTGAACAAGTCCAGCGTGTTGTGAGCACGTAGTTGAATTTCATCATCTTGTACAAGGTCATCGGCGACTTGTTCGAGAACTTTGTCCATATTGGTGAACTCGGTACCCCACCGTTCGTTCAAGGTATCGAGAATCTTCGAGAGCCGTTCACGTTCGTCCTCGGTGGGCATGGCAAGCTTCGGAGAATTCCCAAGTTCGCCCACCTCATCAACCAGATCAATCGAACCTTCATAGACAGACTGCAGCCGGTAGTACTGCAAGGTCACTTCATCATCCAAGTGTGGGGCGGGATCTCCATCGATATGGAGCTTGCGGGTAAGGAGCTTGGCGTATGCGGCGAACTTGTGCAGCCTCTCATCGTCGAAGCGGATGATGTGGGTCAAGAACTCGTAGTTGCGGTTGAACTTGTTGAACGCCGAGCGCACCTCGACTTTTTCCTCGTCGTCAAGGGCGTCGAAGCGGCCGACTGCCGGGTCAAGGAAAGCATTGAGCCTGCCGAAATCCAGATTGGTCTGCTGCTTCTGCTCTCTGAAGAACACGGTCGCGAACCCGTCGATCTCTTCGTCTCGCCACAGCTGGTAGGAGGCGATCAAGTGGTAGAGGTCGTAGACGATGTTCGGGTCGGTTTCCTCGCTGATCGAGGTCGACACGTAATAGTCTTGGAACGCCGCCTGAATGTCGTCAGCGCTGTTGACGAAGTCCAACACGAACGTGTCTGACTTGCCCGGGCACATTCGGTTGATCCGCGACAGGGTCTGCACGGCCTTGACCCCGTGGAGCTTCTTGTCCACATACATGGTCTGCAGCAGGGGCTGGTCGAACCCGGTCTGGTATTTCTCGGCCACCAGCAGAATCTGGTACTCACCGGTGTCGAACCGGTCTGGCAGCTCGGCTTCGGGGAAGCCGTTGAGTTGTTCCTCGGTGTAGTCACGCCCGTCGTCTTCGACGGTGCCGGAGAACGCCACCAGCACACCCAGGTCGGTGTAGCCCTTGGTTTTGATGTAGTTGGCGAACGCGAAGTAGTAGCGTACCGCGTGCAACCGGGAGCCGGTCACCAGCATTGCCTTGGCTTTGCCGCCGATCTTGTGTGCCACGTTGCTGCGGAAGTGCTCGATGATGATCTCGGCCTTCTGCCGCAGATTGTGCGGATGCAGGGCTAAGTATTTGCCCAGCGCCTTGTTGGCCTGCTTCTTGGCGTACTCCGGATCGTCAGCGGTGGCCTTACCAACCTTGTAGTACGTCTGGTAGGTGGTGTAATTTGCCAGCACGTTGAGGATGAAGCCTTCCTCGATCGCCTGCTTCATCGAATACACATGGAACGGGCGCGGCGTGCCACCAGGCGTCGGAGTGCCGAAAATCTCCAAAGTCTTCTGCTTCGGGGTGGCCGTGAACGCGAAGAACGACAGATTCGGCTGACGACCGTGGGTAGCCATGTCGGCGGCGATCTGCTCGTCAACCTCCAACTGTTCGGCCTCCACCTGAGCCTCAGCCTTCGCATACCGATCCAGCAACTCGGCCTCAGACTCCTGACCCGCTTGGGCAGTGTCAGCCAGCACCTGCTTGAGCCGCTCAGATGCCTGCCCGGTCTGCGACGAGTGCGCCTCATCCACAATCACCGCGAAGTGCTTCCCGGCCGTCGCAATGTTGGACACGTCAACGAACGGGAACTTCTGCAACGTCGAAATGATGATCCGAGCACCCCGACCCAGCGCTTCAGTGAGCTGGCGGGCGTTCTTGTCGACCTTCACCACCACACCGGCGGTGTGATCCATCGAAAACACCGTGTCCTGGAGTTGCTTGTCCAACACCCTCCGGTCAGTGATCACAATGATCGAATCAAACACCACCCGCTGCTCGTCATCATGCAGATTCGACAGGTGGTGAGCCAGCCACGCGATCGTGTTCGACTTGCCCGACCCAGCAGAATGTTGCACTAAATAATTCTTCCCAGCACCATTATCCTTAGCGTCGGCAACGAGCGCACGTACCGCATCGAGCTGGTGGTAGCGCGGAAAGATCACCTTGTCTTTCGACTTCGCCGGACGCCCCTCGGGAGTCTTGCCGGGCACGAACTGCACGAACCGGTGCAAAATGTCAAGCAGTGAATCCTTCGCCAGCACCTGCTCCCACAAGTACGAGGTCTTGTACTTGCCCTCCACCGGCGGATTACCAGCACCGTTCTGGAAGCCCCGGTTGAACGGCAGGAACACCGTATCTTGACCGGCCAGCTTCGTCGTCATCCACACCTCATCGGTGTCAACCGCGAAATGCACCACCGCACGCCGATTCAACCCAAACAAAGGCTCCGAGGACGGGCGATCCCGCTTGTACTGGGCGATCGCGTCGCGGTACGTCTGGCCGGTCAACGGATTCTTCAACTCCAACGTCACAACCGGGATGCCGTTCACCAACAGCACCGTGTCAACCGAGTTCTCGTTACGCGTTGAATACCGCAGCTGGCGCACGATGCTCATCTCGTTCGCCCAATACTTCTCAGCAAGCACCTCGTTCAAGTCAGTGCCGGGCGCGAAATACACCAGCTTGAACCGAGCACCCACATCCTCAATGCCACGGCGCAACACATCGATCACACCACGCTGATCAAGCTGCGCAGCGACACGCTTCAGAAACTTCTGCTCCGCGTTACCTCGGTAAGTGCGCTCCAACTTCGCCCACTGATCCGGCTGAGTAACCTTCACAAACCGGATCAGATCCGCAGGATACAGACACAGCTCACGATCAAACCTGCGCGGATCACGCGACTCAAACCGGTCAACATCCGCGCCCTGAGTAGTTAGCCAGTACTCGATCTCGGACTCAAACCGCCGCTCCGACGTATCCATCATGCCTCCTCACTAACGCGGACCTTGCCCGTCACCACATCATTAATAACCTGCTTGCGATACCTACCCAACAACTCCACCTGACGATCAAGATCGGTAATCAAACCATCGATCTCGGCGGTCTTCGAATCGAGATAATCCGCGATTAATTGTTGCTCATAATACGAAGGAATCGGAACTCGAATCTTCTTCATGTCATCCCAATTAGTGGTCCAAAGATCATCGACGATTCCATGTCCCCACTTATAGAACTCATCCGCAAACAGGTGCGAACGAAAGAGATAGCTGAAGTACGGATTGAAAATTGATTGCTGAGGTTCCAAGACAATGCTAATTAGAGAGCAGGAGCCATCTCGATCTGCAACGCCGCAAGCGCCCCGGCGATCTGACCGGCTGTTGATGACAAAATCTCCAGCCCGTATCAGCTTCCGATTGTCCCTATCGTTCGTTTTTGCAACGTTCTCAAGTTGCGGCAGAACACCTTTCATTGTGACCGATAGTGGGGGAAACTCGCTGTCGCTGACCTTTGTTGACCGCTGATCGTAAAGAGTGCCAATTCGGAGTAGTTTCCATGACGAAGGAATCTCGCCGATCCACTGCAACCCACTTTCTTTCATGGGGGCTTCGGGGTCGAGTCCCTTCGTGACGGTGTGGGCGATCAACTCACGCTTGTAACGCTCCAACAGTTCATGCTGGCGCAGTAGCCCGTCCACCACACCATCAATTTCAGCAGTCTTCGAATCAAGGTACTTCACAATCTCCCGTTGTTCATCTACGGGTGGTTTTGGGAGTGGGAAATTCTGGAAAGTGGCCGCTTGCAGCCGCCATCTCCCCAGATTGGAAACACCCTGACCATATTTGTAGTAAATACGCCGTGAATAGAGTAGTTGAAAAACATACCGGTAGTAATTCGCCTCCATTGATTCTGGGAAAAGTGGCGCAAATACACGATAGTCGGGACTAGTCAGTCCGTCGTGCACGGAAAGATCAACCCAACCAGTCAGCAGATCCATGGAGTTCATAGCAAAGTCTCCGGAGTGAACTTCCTGGTAACCGTCGTAGGTTTTAGCCATTTGCCCTTCGTTATGGCTTACGTCTTTCGGCCTAATTCCCTCCTGGGTAATGGACAGGATGGTCTGTTCGTCATGCTTAACTTGGCGTTTACGAATCTCAAATTGATATTTCGTTTTCTCTACTGCCCAGTCTGTCGGAATCTCACCAATCCACGGAACGTCGCTGTCTTTGTATTCGGAGTAGGCTTCCAT